GAAAACTTGGCGGCTGGTCTCGTTCGCGTGTTGAACGTTGAACGCGTCGGTCGTCCATGTCTCCGCCACAAGATTTATGAGTTCGCTCCGGTCCATTCCGTGTACCCCGTGGCCATTGATAATTGCGCTTTTTGCTCGTCGTAAGAAAGTTTTAACCGGGTGAAGACGTCGTTCTCCACCTGTCCGAAATACATTTTAACGTACGTATTAACGGCTTGAACAATTAGCGGGTTAGTCAGGTACTCGGCGCCCACGACGTCCAGATCAACTCCAGCGATGCCGAGGTCGGCAAGGCACGCCGAAATAAGCCCCCCGATTTCGCTGTCGAATGCGTCCGTCGTGATTCGTAAAACGATCTTCACGTTTTCCAATAGTGTTTCCATTTTCGCCGCTCCCTTCGTGAGTTAAACGAAAAAGCCGGATTATTTCGCCGGCTTCTTCGCTGTTTTCTTTTTGTCCTTTGCCGGCGCAGTTTCTTTCGCCGGTTCCGGATCTTCGATAACTTCCACGCGCCCGGCAAGGAACGGAAGCTCCCGGCCGTCGATCTCGACAACCTGCCCCGCCTTTACCGTGAGCGTGGTGTCTTTCAGGATTTTAACCTGCATCAATTATTCCTCTGTAACAACCGCGAAACCGTTCGGCCGTACAAGATGGATAGCCGCGAGAATCTTTCCGACGATCTTCACCAGATCCTGTTCGGCAAGGCTGTTTTCGTCAACGATGAACTTGAAGTCCTCACCCTCCGGGAAGTTTGCGACAACGCCGTCAAGATCGCCGACGAGCATTCCGGTAACTGTGTTATTAAACAGAACCTCCATGCCGTTGAACGGGTCCTCAATCTTTGCACCGGTTGTAGCGCGTGCATTCATAATTGCCGCGTAGTTGGTCTTGCTGATAATGACGACCGGATTTGTAGCTTCGTCGGACAGTGCCGCGAAACCTGCCATGGCAGCGGTGTTGTCAATCGGGTTTGTAACCTTTGCGGACAGGGTGGATGCTTCAATCTCCGCGACGACTGCATTCTCAAGCGCAACGGCGAGCTGATGTCCGAACTCGTCGAACAGGTAGTCGAGGAACGCGCGGCCCTTCAGGGCGAGAACAGTGTCGCTGACGCGGATCCATTTCTTGAAATACTTAGCGACGAACTCGACATAAGCGAGGGTAAGTGTTTCTTCTGTCGGGGCGTTTGCGCCTTCGGTATGCTCTACGGCTCCGGTTGCGGATACTTCATAGCCGACCGAGTAGTTGCCCTGAACGTAAACCTTACGAACGCGGGACAGAATGGAGGATTTGTCCCAATCGGTCCAGATGTAATCGTCAACGATATCGGACACTTTAACGGTACCGTTTGTTGCGTTGGTGCTGAGAAGCATCGCGCGCTGTTCAGGTGTTGCGCGTCCTTTCAGATATTCCGCCAGCGCGTCTTCGAGCTGAGCTCTCTTTTCAATTTCCATGTTTTCTTTTCTCTCTTCCTTTTCTTCGATTTCTTCGACCGGCTTTACATTAAGACTGGCCACTTTTGCCCGCAGCTCCTTTTCGCTGTTTGCCCGGGCTTCGATTGCGGCGGCGCGCTCGTTGAGCTGGTCGACCTCTGCGTTCAGTGCTTCGAGGTCGGCGCCGTCTGTCTCGATTTCCTTTTCGATTTCGGACATTCTGGTCTGAATGTCTTCCATCTGCATTTCATTAACTTCCATAAAAACGCCCTTTCATCATCTTTGCTTTAAGCCGTAAGATTTCGCGCATTCTTTCCGCTTTCAGTCGCTCCGCTGTCCGTCTTTCAATCACTCCGTTGAAATTAGAACGGAAAGAAACGCCGATATCCGTTCCCTGGTTTGCCGGGAATGCTACGGCGGAAACGTCATAAATCTTTTTTACGCGTCTGATAATTCGCGTAATGGTATCGCCCTGTTCCTCGTATCGGTCCGTTTCCGGCTCTACAACGAACGAAAAGCTCATCTGGGTATAGTTGCCGACGTCGATGTCTTCGAACATTTCCCGGGCCGCTTCCGTGGCTCCCAGGTCGGTTCTGGTAAAAAGTCCGTGCGCGTCCGTGCTGAGTTCAATTAACCCGTTCTTCGTACGCGCGAGAACCTGTCCCTCATGATCTCGTAAAAAAACAACGTCGGTTTTGTCGGCGTTGTCGAATGCGGTCGGCTCGATTCTTTCATAAAACTGCATGCCCCCGTCTTCGAATAGCAGATACGGTTCGAACGTTGAAGCATACCCCGTGACGATATAACTTTTTTCCCCGTCGCCCTCGTCGCGCTTTTCGAACGCGCCCAGGTTGCGGTACTCTCTGTCGTTTTTGATTGCCATGTTTAAACCCCTTCTTTCGTGAATGTTCCGTCCTCGTTCAGTAGGTAGTATTCGCCCCTGATCGTGTACGCCTGCCCGGCTCCCTCTGGAATCGGTGGTAGGTTCCATATTTCGCGGATTTCGTCGCGGTTAAGAATGCCACGGTCGGCAAGCTGAGCCGAAACGTTCAATTTCTCCGTCGTGCTCATGTACTGCAGCCGATTTGCTGTCAGCATGACGAACGACCCGCGCTCGATCTCTGATTCTGTAAACGTCGCCGCCGTCACGGTCTCGGAAAACTGAATGGCGAACGGCTCGACAACGCTCTCATAAAACGCCGCCCACGCGTCGCCGTACGCTTTCGACTGGAGAACGTCTTCATTGATTCCAAAATAGTTGTAAACGTTGCGCCGGATCTCTTCCTGTTCCGCTTCCGGTACCGTGTACGACTGCGGGTCAATCTGCCGTATGTCTGTGTACGTGTTCGGGAATAACAGAATCCCGCCGTTGTTGTCTTCGCTTTTCAGATTGGCTTCCGAAAATCTGATTCTTTCGCGTTTGAGATCTTCGGTAGAACTGAAATTATTAACGCGGGCGAGGAACCTGTAGTGCGCGCCGTTCTTGACCGCTTCTTTGATTCCCTCGTCGTTCAGGTGCTCCAGCTCCATAACAGAATCGAGCGCGTTGTTCTTCTCTCCGAAAAAATCGCTTTTGTATTGGAAGCGCGTCAAGATCGCGACGCGGGACAACCTCTCCGCCGCTTTTTCTTTGTTTACGAATGTATACCGGAGCCACGGTTCGCCCCGGTATTCCACGATTTCGCACTTTTTCGGCAATACTGCATAAATGCCGATTTGTTCCATGCTGTCGTTGTACACCGGAACAATAACGGCGTTGTTGTGCATGTCGAGAATAGTCGAGGTCCTGTATAAGAACTGGCTCCAGCTCTGCCACGGGTTCGGGCGATATTTCAGCCGGTTCTGTAACTTCGGGTTCGCTGTCCCGATGATCTCGAACTTCAGCTTCGAAATATTGCGCGCCCTCGCGTCGATTGCGCTCCGGACCAGCGCCGACTCGTACAGCTCGCCGTTCCACGTCGTGAAATGCGGCTTGTATGCGGTCAGCGTTTCAAAATAACCGTCATTTTGCCGCGCTGGCTCGACGTTATTTTTTTTGAAAATAAAATCAAATAATCCCATTTTTTCACCTCGCGTTCGCAAGCTGTCCGCCGATCTCCGTGTACCACTTTTGCCGGACTGTCATTGCGTCAAGTAGCGCGGCCATCCCGTCTATGTGAACATTGGCCGATAGTTTTATTAAGCGCTTGCGCCCTGTCTCTGCGTCTGATTTCAGCGCTGAGTCGTAAAAATGTATTTTCAGCAGGTCGTTGTCCCCAATATGGACCCGGCCGTCTTTGATAAGCCCTTCCGTTTCCATGATCGGCGCGGAAAGGTTGAAGCCCTGAAACACGTCGTCCATGTGGAATCCGTACTGGCTCATGCTCTGGGTTAAGTATTGGCTGTTGTATCGGTCGTACCCAATCTTTAGCGGGTAGATTTCGTACTTCTCGACAAGATCGCGGAACCACTGAAAACAGTCGTTATAATCGACGAAATTCTCGCCGCTCAAATCCAAAAGTCCCCGCTGCTGGTATAGGTTGTACGGTATGCCGTCCCGGGCTATCATGTCGTTCAGCTTTTCCGCCGGCATGTAGAACTTTGAGAACACATAGAGCTCCCCGTCTTTTTCGATGACAACACAACACGAGGTGAGGTCGGTCGTTCGGCTCAAGTCGATTCCGCCGACGCAATAACAACCCCGGAACGATTCCAGACTGAGCGCCGGCCCGGTGCATTGTTCAATGTCTTTCGATTCTAACCACGCGACCGAGCTATTCTGTTTTACATTGCAATATTTAACAATAAACTCCGCTTTTTTCGGCAGGCTTCCTTCCGCTATCGCGATTTCTTCCAAAAGATAATCCACGGTCACGGAAACACCCAGGTTCGGGTTGCTCTTTTTTAACTCGTTGATGTCGTTCCACTTCTCCGGGTCGTCTATCATGTACAGAACCGGAAGCAGTCGGCGTTCTTTGCTGTCGCCGTTTAAGAATCGGGTCGAGCGCTTCAATAATTCGTCGTAGATCCCGTCGTTGATATAGCCGGCGGTCGATGTACTAAACAAAACGGAATTTTTACGCGCGCCCATTCCGGACTTCATGACGTCGTACTGTTTCAGACCCTTGTCGCCTTCCCATGCGGCGATTTCATCGCATAGGGTTATAGACGGATTAAAACCGTCCGACTTTTTCGCGCTGAATGCGATTTTCTTCACCGTCGAATTAGTCGCCGGAATATATAAGTCCGTCTGGCGGTGACGCTCCAACGTCGGGTCGTCTCCGTTTATCAGCCGGCCGTGCGGGTCTCTTTGTTCCTTTTGCCGTTTCTTTTCCTGATACTCTGGGTCGAGCGTCGTCATAGTCCAGATGCTGTTATATGCGAGCTCTGCTTGGTCCAGCTTCGGCGCAACGTTATAGCATCGAACGCCGAACCCTTCCGTCTCCCATATGTACCGGATAATGGAAGCGGCCAGCAGGGTTTTTCCGTTCTTCCGGGCGACAATGAAAACCCATTCGCGGAACTGTCGGTTCCCGTTTTCGTCAACGATTCCGAACGCGCACGAAAGAAACGCTTTCTGCCATAACTCCAGCCGGAGCGGATTTGGGGCGAGGTCGCCTTCCGTGTGGAAACAATGCGCTTCTATCCATTCGACCGCGTTGTTCGCTTTCTTCTGATCGAAATAAAACGCCTTTGACTGCAAACCGGCGATAATGTATTCGTATATCTTCGTTACCCAACGGCCAGCGGTTATGCTTCCGTCTTTGATCGCCTGATAATACGCATAAATGTAATTGTTCGCCGTTTTGCTCACGTTCTCTCCGTTTCTCTCTGATCGTCTCCGGACAGGTCCG